CTATGCTGTTTTGATATCTACGATAATCCAGTCTTTACCACGATCATCATTGTATCGGTCGGTCATTTTTCTGGATTTATGGCCTAACAACTTTTGCGTATCCAGACCCTGTTCCCGATATAACCGTTCTGAGAGAGATCGCTGCTCATGAAATGTGGGCGCAGTTCCTTGCTCCCATTTTATGCCACATTTTTCCCGGGCCTTTTTAAAAGCCGTTGTCAGAGTATTTGCAGAAACCTGGTCTCCTCTGTTTGCTTGAGAGGTAGTGTGACGGTAATGGACCAGATATTTACTAACAACAGCATCCCTGCACTGAGATATAACTTCACGAAGGGTAATATTCAGAGCATCGCATTTCAGGTTAAGCGGAATAGCAAGTTTTGAACCGGTTTTTTCCTGAGTAATGTGCAACATGTCGTCCTATATATCAGAGAATTTCAAATTGCAGATATCGCCTAAACGTTGTCCAGTAACAAGAGCAAGTAGCATCCCGCATTTTAAATAGGGCTGCCGTCTGCTTACGCTGTCAAATATTGCCTGCCATTCGGGCAGTGATAATCTTTGGCGGTTTACTCGATTTCGCGGTTGTTTTGTTGCCTGCGCTGGGTTAAATCCTGGCGGAACATGTCCTGCGTGTTGTGCTTCTTTGAAGACGTCGATCAACACCATTCTCACGACTTGCGCCATCCTGTTATGACCTTCAGCCTTTACAGCATCAATTATTTCGGCAATATCAAGTGCGGTAATATCCTTGAGGTGTTGCATTCCACAATGCTCACGGAAAAGACGAATGGGTTTGCCTTTTTGCCGATAGGAGTTGGGTCTTAGTTCATTATGTTGCAGCCTGTCCTCCTGGATAGAAATATATTTATCAAGCCATTCTGTCACCGTAATGTCTGAGCGCCTGCCTTTCATTCTTTCCAGACGCTCATTGACGCTTAATATTTGTCTGGTACGTTGTTCAGCAATAATGGTATTTGCTTCAGTAGCAACTTGTTTTGCTTCATTCTCATCAGTTCCTAAGCTATGAAAACGACCGGATAGTGGATGTTTGTATTGCCAATATACCTTTCCGGTTCGCTTATCTAATTTGCAATATAAATTGGGTATAGAGATTTTGTGAGATCGGGGTCTAGCAGCCATCAGCGATTATCCGTTGGAGTTTTGGGTTTGCGTTTATTGGGAGTTGCGGTTCTGCAAGCGTTCCTACAAAACGGGAATTTCGGTCAATCATCCAGTAGCGACCAACTTTTATAGCGGGTGGGGCCATCATTTTCCCTTGCGCGTATTTTTTCAGAACTCGCTCACTTGGTGCTAAGTCCCCAAATTCTTCTTTAGCCCAGTCCTGTAAAGTGATTAGTCGAGACATTTGTCCTCCTCTTAGCTGCTGAGGGAGTTTGTGACCGATATATCTGACATGATATTAAGCTCATGGCAGGTACATCTCTTGACTGGTCATAGAGATAAATTTAATGCTGAGAAATGCAGTATTGAATTTATCAATTTTTCTATTTCCTGCGTATGGCACGTAACTTCTTAATGTGTTCTGCCGTTTCGATCTCTTCTGCTATCCGATCTGCATCAGCTTTATTCACAGGTTCAAAGTCATGATTAAAGCGGAACATGCTGGCGATACATGTTCTGCCTTTTCGGATGTAGTGAACTTTGTTGTGGGTAGAACGCAGGATTTTGCAGGGAGTGCCGTGGTGGTCGACGTACCAGGTGTTAGGAAAAATGATTCTGAACATTTTTACACCTCAGTTGGACGATGTTGAAATTTGCTGCTTTGAGGCCATCACAATCCCCATTGTTTGTTCTTAAGTTCGATCTCCTCCTGGCAACTTGCACAAGTCCGACAACCCTGAACGACCAGGCGTCTTCGCTCATCTATCGGATCGCCACACTCACAACAATGAGTGGCAGATACAGTCTGGTAGTTCAGACGACGGATTTTTATTGCTGTATTGCGCTGTAATTCTTCGATTTCTGATGCTGAATCAATGATGTCTGCCATCTTCCATTAATCCCTGAATTGTTGGTTAATACGCTTGAGGGTGAATGCGAATAATAAAAAAGGAGCCTGTAGCTCCCTGATGATTTTGCTTTTCATGTTCACCGTTCCTTAAAGACGCCGTACAGCATGCTGATATGAGACAATGTTGATTCATTAAGTTGATTCCAGACTTCCTTTGGTAAATGCTTGTATCAGTCTGTTTGCTGCTGCTTTCTGCGCTGCCACATTGGCAATAACAGATAGTTTTTCCTGGCTGGCTTTCGTGCAGATCCCCGCCCAGTTATCCATCAGAAAAAAATCCTCTCTTTCTGCAGAGCTGGTAGTTGCACATAGTTTTTCGATCATAGAAGTTATTTCTGCGATGGAATGATTAACCATCATCTGTTGAACCGCAAAACCGAAAGCGTTAATCATTACTCCATGGAACTGAATATAATCGCGCTTGTACGTAGCGTGGTGTACACCATGTCGGATTGAGTCAATCTGAGTTAGTGTAATCCATGCCTCCCAGACAGATTCTATATATCCCATTTCAAGTTGTTGATTGCCGTTCCTGGCGAACTTTGACGTTGCATCAGTGAGTGCCTTGAAACTCACCCACATATTACTTTTTAATGGCACTACGTTGTGTTCAAAATCGGTTATATCGGCAAATACAGTATGTTGGGTCAGGAAGGATATCATTCCCTGAGCAATATCATCCCGGCCGTTATACGCCATATTGATGGTCGCTGATGGCTTAGAAACGTTGTTATTTATGTCCGAAAAGAACTGCTGCCGGGTTTTTAGCGGCAGATTCATTGTAAGCATCATGGGAACCATGAGCGTTGATGGGGAACTTCGGCAAAATATCTCAATGCCAGCTGCACGATGTTGACCATCAAAAAGTTTTATTTCGGCGTCGAGGGGAATTCTGGCTATACCAACATTTGTGTTGCCAAACGGTACAAATTCTATATTCGAATCACAGTTACCTACGAGAGGGGGAATGATAAAAGGCTCATTTCTTGAGTCTGCGTTAGTGAGATAATTTAAAAATTTTCGTACTCGATTTGGATTAATTTCTCGCTGAGAGCGTTCCAGTGTATGGCCGTAATTATCTGAAGCGAGGAAACGAGCCAGCGATCTTCCTGGTATGGTAAGGAAGAGTGTAACAGTACCACCCTGTACACCTTGCGATGCCGGAAATTCGAATGAATGATTACCAACCTGACTCATATATCCTCCTGTTTATTATTTATCTTCTCAGCCAGCCGCTGTGCTTTCAGTGGATTTCTGATAACAGAAAGGCCGGGAAATACCCAGCCTCGCTTTGTAATGGAGTAGACGAAAGTGATCGCGCCTACCCGGATATTATCGTGAGGATGCGTCATCGCCATTGCTCCCCAAATACAAAACCAATTTCAGCCAGTGCCTCGTCCATTTTTTCGATGAACTCCGGCACCATCTCGTCAAAACTCGCCATGTACTTTTCATTCCGCTCAATCACGACATAATGCAGGCCTTCACGCTTCATGCGCGGGTCATAGTTGGCAAAGTACCAGGCATCTTTTCGCGTCACCCACATGCTGTACTGCACCTGGGCCATGTAAGCCGATTTTACTGCCTCGAAACCACCGAGCCGGAATTTCATGAAATCCCGGGAGGTAAACGGGCATTTCAGTTCAAGGCCGTTGCCGTCACTGCATAAACCATCGGGAGAGCAGGCGGTGCGCATACTTTCGTCGCGATAGATGATCGGGGATTCAATAACATTCACGCCGGAAGTGAACTCAAACAGGGTTCTGGCGTCGTTCTCGTACTGTTTTCCCCAGGCCAGTGCTTTAGCGTTAACTTCCGGAGCCACACCGGTGCAAACCTCGGCAAGCAGGGTGTGGAAGTAGGACATTTTCATGTCAGGCCACTTCTTTCCTGAGCGGGGCTTTGCTATCACGTTGTGAACTTCTGAAGCGGTGATGACGCCGAGCCGTAATTTGTGCCATGCATCATCCCCCTGTTCGACAGCTCTCACGTCGATCCCGGTACGCTGCAGGATAATGTCCGGTGTCATGCTGCCACCTTCTGCTCAGTGGCTTTTTGTTTCAGGAATCCAAGAGCTTTCACTGCTTCGGCCTGTGTCAGTTCTGACGATGCACGAATGTCGCGGCGAAATATCTGGGAACAGAGCGGCAATAAGTCGTCATCCCATGTTTTATCCAGGGCGATCAGCAGAGTGTTAATCTCCTGCATGGTTTCATCGTTAACCGGAGTGATGTCGCGTTCTGGCTGACGTTCTGCAGTGTATGCAGTATTTTCGACAATGCGCTCGGCTTCATCCTTGTCATAGATACCAGCAAATCCGAAGGCCAGACGGGCACACTGAATCATGGCTTTATGCCGTAACATCCGTTTGGGATGCGACTGCCACGGCCCCGTGATTTCTCTGCCTTCGCGGGTTTTGAATGGTTCGCGGCGGCATTCATCCATCCATTCGGTAACGCAGATCGGATGATTACGGTCCTTGCGGTAAATCCGGCATGTACAGGATTCATTGTCCTGCTCAAAGTCCATGCCATCAAACTGCTGGTTTTCATTGATGATGCGGGACCAGCCATCAACGCCCACCACCGGAACGATGCCGTTCTGCTTATCAGGGAAGGCGTAAATTTCTTTCGTCCACGGATTAAGGCCGTACTGGTTGGCGACGATCAACAATGCGATGAACTGCGCATCGCTGGCATCACCTTTAAATGCCGTCTGGCGAAGAGTGGTGATCAGTTCCTGTGGGTCGACAGAATCCATGCCGACACGTTCAGCCAGCTTCCCAGCCAGCGTTGCGAGTGCTGTACTCATCCGTTTTATACCTCTGAATCAATATCAACCTGGTGGTGAGCAATGGTTTCAACCATGTACCGGATGTGTTCTGCTATGCGCTCCTGAAACTCAACATCGTCATCAAACGCACGGGTAATGGCTTTTTTGCTGGCCCCGTGGCGTTGCAAATGATCGATGCATAGCGATTCAAACAGGTGCTGGGGCAGGCCTTTTTCAATGTCGTCTGCCAGTTCTGCCTCTTTCTCTTCACGGGCGATCTGCTGGTAGTAACGCGCCCAGCTCTGAGCCTCAAGACGATCCTGAATGTAATAAGCGTTCATGGCTGAACTCCTGAAAATGGCTGTGAAAATATCGCCCGCGAAATGCCAGGCTGATTAGGAAAACAGGAAAGGGGATTAGCGATTCAGGCCGTTACCGCGTCCGTCGAGAAAAACTTCCACGAGCAAATCACGGGTATAAGTGCGCTCGATGCCGCGATGCAGATAAAGCCGTCCGCGTAAATTAGCTGATGCAGTCCAGGTACCATCTTTGTGTTTGACCAGCATTCCTGGCATGACCGCGCCGCGATTAACGGTCTGCGTTCCGTAATGTTGATGAACCATAAAAACTCCTGCCCGTAAGCTGGGCTGCTGAACATATAGAGACTTCTGCGCGTATTCAGGCGGTGGATGGCCGCCGGTTGTCATAACTAAGCCGCCTCGTTGAAGCGACTAAGGTATGAAATGTTGAGTTGATTTCAGCTGGTCACACCGACGTTCACGCGTCCGTTTCACCCCTCGCACTCCCCGAAGCCTGCTGAAATTCAAACTGCGGATCTAAGCGGTCATCGCAACGGTGAATCAGGTGGTTGCCGTATCGTTGTGTTGTTGCGATGAACTTATTTAAAACTATAGTTGTTTTACCGTCAACAACAAAAGTTGTTTTATTGGTTGTTTTAGATATAACTGGTTGTATTTAGGATGGATTTATTTTGTGACTTGAATCGCATAGCGATAACTGAAGCGAGGTTATGGTGGTTTTTTTAACGGTGTGTGTGATGAGGGGAGGGCAAAAGAAAACCCGGCACGGTGACCGGGATTCTTACGCCGTTAGGTAAAGATATTATTGCGGTGGCTTAATATTACTACCTAGAGCAAAGATAGGAATTAGTTCTTTACTGAATGAGCACAATGCCCAGTTGATAATTTTTAATTGGTACTACCCATGCTTCCTATATGTCTGCGGCATGCTCCCAATAACCTTACCGAAGATGAACACCCGGTTCATCTCGTCTTTCTCGATCGGGTCCCACGGTGAGTAGCTTTTGTTATCAGAGATGACCAGCAGCTTATCCTTCATCATTTGCAGGCGCTTTACATGGGCTGTGTCGTCGTACAGAAACGCATAGATACCATCACCGTCGAAAGATTTAACTGTGATATCAACGAACAGCAGATCACCTGGTTCGATCGTTCCTGACATACTGTCACCACGCACGTTAATGATGCGGATATTTTCCGCCTTCCTACCATCGAACATATGACGAGCATCGTCAAACGAGTACTCAACCGAGCGTAGAACTTCTACAAACTCACGGTTGATGACTCCCGGCCCAGCACTGACTTCTATATCAAGAACGTCAATCTTGAAGTATTTGGAATGGCTGACAGTTGATTGTATTGGTTGCACTGTACTGTCTGACATATTTCCAACGCCAGAAGATAACCATTCTGCGCGCACACCCAAAGCGTTCGCGATCTCCACGATTTTAGTTGTTTGATTAGCTTTCCCTGTTTCGATCTTCTGAATAGCAGCTTGGCTAACCCCGACCAAATCCCCAAGCGCCTTTTGTGTAAGGCCTCGCGCTAATCTGGCTTCTTTAAGTCTTTCTGAGAGTGTTGTTTTCATAGTCCAAATGTACAACCAAGGTTTTATTTCATCAAACGAAAATGGTTGTTGACTAAAAACAACCATAGTTTTAATCTTGATTCAAATTAACCACGGAGGTTGTTATGAACCCAGCTATCAAAACAGCGATCAATATCGTTGGTTCACAAAAGAAACTGGGCGCTGCTTGCGAAGTTTCACAGCAGGCCGTCTATAAGTGGCTTCACAACAAAGCAAAGGTATCCCCTGAACATGTCGGCAGCATTGTTACGGCTACTGGTGGAGTAGTGAAGGCATACCAGATTCGCCCGGATCTTCCGAAGTTGTTTCCACACACCGAAAAGAACGCAGCTTAAATTTCCATTTCACGCTCTTTAACAATAAGCAATCAACTTAACAGTCAATTCAAACTAAAGGAGTCAATTATGCAACCACTTACATACCAACAGACTAGCGGATTTAGCCCGACTGCGGTGATAAATCGTTCTCAAACAAAACAGGTGCCAGGCCACGAAAAAATCCGTGATGCCGTCCGCGCCTGGTCGGCTGAAGATAATCAGGATGTCGTTGCCGCACTCATTGTGAATGAGTATCGAGCACAGGGCGGCGGCACTATCGATTTTTCTGATGATGTCAGTCGTGCACGCCAGAAGCTGTTCCGCTTTCTCGATAACAAATTCGATTCTGAAAAATACCGAAATAACGTGCGTGAACTGACTCCAGCAATTCTGGCAGTACTACCGCTGAAATATCGCGGCCACCTGGTTGAGCAGGATAGCTTCATGGCTCGGCTGGCTGAAATGGAAAAGGAACTCAGTGAGGCAAAACAGGCTGTCATTCTCAACGCACCACGCCACCAGAAACTGAAGGAAATTAGTGAAGGTATTGTGTCGATGTTTCGTGTGGACCCAGATCTGGCTGGTCCATTGATGGCGATGGTTACTACCATGCTGGGGGCGATATGACAGGTTCAGAAATGGCGAAAGCCGGTCTGCTGGAACAGAACCGACTTTCAGGTGCAAATCGTAACACACTCATTGCGGGAGGAATTATGGCAAACACTGCTGAGATATTCAATTTTCCAGTGCCGGATGCGGCACAAAAGGAGCCGCGCGTGGCAGATCTCGATGATGGTTATACGCGCATTGCAAATGAGTTGCTGGAAGCTGTGATGCTGGCCGGATTAACACAGCACCAGCTTCTGGTCTTCCTAGCTGTCATGCGCAAAACATATGGCTTTAATAAAAAACTGGATTGGGTGAGCAACGAGCAACTGTCCGAATTGACCGGGATATTGCCGCACAAGTGTTCTGCTGCAAAAAGTGTTCTGGTAAAGCGTGGGATTTTGATTCAGAGCGGGCGGAATATCGGTATTAATAATGTGGTCAGTGAATGGTCAACATTACCCGAATCAGGTAAGAAAAATAAAGTTTACCTGAAAGAGGTAAATTTACCTGAATCAGGTAAGAAAAGTTTACCCAAATCAGGTAAAGGCGTTTACCCGAATCAGGTAAACACAAAAGACAAACTAACAAAAGACAATATAAAACCTTTTTCGTCCGAGAATTCTGGCGAATCCTCTGACCAACCAGAAAACGATCTTCCTGTGGTGAAACCAGATGCTGCAATTCAGAGCGGCAGCAAGTGGGGGACAGCAGAAGACCTGACCGCCGCAGAGTGGATGTTTGACATGGTGAAGACCATCGCGCCATCAGCCAGAAAACCGAATTTTGCAGGGTGGGCTAACGATATCCGCCTGATGCGTGAACGTGACGGACGTAACCACCGCGACATGTGTGTGCTGTTCCGCTGGGCATGCCAGGACAACTTCTGGTCCGGTAACGTGCTAAGTCCGGCCAAACTCCGCGACAAGTGGACCCAACTCGAAATCAACCGTAACAAGCAACAGGCAGGCGTGACAGCTAGCAAACCAAAACTCGACCTGACAAACACAGACTGGATTTACGGGGTGGGTCTATGAAAAACATCGCCGCACAGATGATTAACTTTGACCGTGAGCAGATGCGTCGGATCGCCAACAACATGCCGGAACAGTACGACGAAAAGCCTCAGGTACAGCAGGTAGCGCAGATCATCAATGGTGTGTTCAGCCAGTTACTGGCAACTTTCCCGGCGAGCCTGGCTAACCGTGACCAGAATGAACTGAACGAAATCCGCCGCCAGTGGGTTCTGGCTTTCCGGGAAAACGGGATCACCACAATGGAACAGGTTAACGCAGGAATGCGCGTAGCCCGTCGGCAGAATCGACCATTCCTGCCATCACCCGGGCAGTTTGTCGCCTGGTGCCGGGAAGAAGCATCCGTTACCGCCGGGCTGCCAAACGCCAGCGAGTTGGTTGATATGGTTTACGAGTATTGCCGGAAGCGTGGCCTGTATCCGGACGCAGAGTCTTATCCGTGGAAATCAAACGCGCACTACTGGTTGGTTACCAACCTGTACCAGAACATGCGGACCAATGCGTTGACTGACGCGGAATTACGGCGCAAGGCTGCCGATGAACTGACTTGTATGACCGCGCGAATTAACCGTGGTGAGGCGATACCTGAACCAGTAAAACAACTTCCTGTCATGGGCGGTAGACCTCTAAATCGTGCACAGGCTCTGGCGAAGATCGCAGAAATTAAAGCTAAGTTCGGACTGAAAGGAGCAAGTGTATGACGGGCAAAGAGGCAATTATTCATTACCTGGGGACGCATAAGAGCTTCTGCGCACAGGACGTTGCCGCGGTAACAGGCGCAACCGTAACCAGCATAAATCAGGCTGCGGCTAAAATGGCGCGGGCAGGAATCCTGGTCGTTGATGGTAAGGTCTGGCGAACGGTGTATTACCGGTTCGCTACCAGAGAAGAACGGGAAGGAAAGGTGAGCACGAATCTGATTTTTAAGGAGTGTCGCCAGAGTGCCGCGATGAAACGGGTATTGAGGGTATATAAAAGAACATCAATGGGTACACAATGATGAAACAGGTGAGTTGAGTTCAAACTGTAGTACAATTCTCTCCAGTTTGAACAGGAAAGAATATTCTATGAACCCTTATATTTATCTTGGTGGTGCAATACTTGCAGAGGTCATTGGTACAACCTTAATGAAGTTTTCAGAAGGTTTTACACGGTTATGGCCATCTGTTGGTACAATTATTTGTTATTGTGCATCATTCTGGTTATTAGCTCAGACGCTGGCTTATATTCCTACAGGGATTGCTTATGCTATCTGGTCAGGAGTCGGTATTGTCCTGATTAGCTTACTATCATGGGGATTTTTCGGCCAACGGCTGGACCTGCCAGCCATTATAGGCATGATGTTGATTTGTGCCGGTGTGTTGGTTATTAATTTATTGTCACGAAGCACACCACATTAAAAATAATTTCTTTTAAAAGACTGGAATATGGTGGTTCATATCTTTATATGGGCCGCTTTTGTTAATGTTTTTAGTTTTTGTGTATTCTTTTGTGCCTTCAAGATTATTGCGTAAGCAAATTGCAATACGATTATAGTTGTATATTCAAGAGAATGTGATCGTAATTGTCTTTTTAAATAAAAATTAAACAAAAATTATATCTCACCACTAAGGTTTATAAAAGCATACGTTAGCAGGTGTCACCATGAAAAAAGCCATAGCATATATGCGATTTTCATCACCAGGTCAGATGTCTGGCGACTCATTAAACCGACAGAGAAGACTTATTGCTGAATGGTTAAAGGTAAATAGTGATTATTATCTTGATACCATAACATATGAAGATTTAGGATTAAGTGCATTCAAAGGAAAGCATGCACAATCAGGAGCTTTTTCGGAATTTTTAGATGCTATAGAGCATGGTTATATATTGCCAGGAACTACATTGTTAGTAGAAAGTCTGGACAGACTTTCAAGAGAAAAAGTCGGTGAAGCGATTGAACGTCTGAAATTGATTTTGAATCACGGTATTGATGTTATAACTCTTTGCGACAATACAGTCTATAATATTGACTCTTTGAATGAGCCATATTCATTAATAAAAGCCATACTTATAGCACAAAGGGCAAATGAAGAAAGCGAGATAAAGTCAAGTCGGGTTAAATTATCATGGAAGAAAAAACGGCAGGATGCACTGGAATCAGGTACGATTATGACGGCGTCTTGTCCGAGATGGCTCTCCTTAGATGACAAAAGAACGGCTTTTGTTCCAGACCCCGACAGGGTGAAAACTATTGAGCTAATTTTTAAACTCAGGATGGAAAGGCGCTCATTGAATGCAATAGCCAAATATTTAAATGATCATGCTGTAAAGAATTTCTCAGGAAAAGAAAGTGCATGGGGACCTTCTGTAATTGAAAAATTATTAGCGAATAAAGCTCTGATAGGTATATGCGTACCTTCATATCGTGCAAGAGGGAAAGGGATAAGTGAAATCGCTGGCTATTATCCCAGAGTCATATCAGATGATTTGTTTTACGCTGTACAGGAAATTCGGTTGGCACCTTTTGGTATTAGCAATAGTAGCAAGAATCCTATGCTAATAAATCTACTTCGAACAGTTATGAAGTGTGAGGCTTGTGGTAATACCATGATTGTTCATGCGGTATCTGGAAGTTTGCATGGCTATTATGTTTGTCCAATGAGAAGATTACATCGATGTGACAGGCCATCAATAAAAAGAGATTTGGTTGATTATAATATCATTAATGAATTGCTTTTTAATTGTAGCAAAATTCAACCAGTTGAAAACAAGAAAGATGCTAATGAAACTTTAGAGTTAAAAATTATTGAGCTTCAGATGAAAATTAATAATTTAATCGTTGCATTGTCTGTCGCGCCTGAAGTTACCGCTATAGCAGAGAAAATAAGACTATTAGATAAGGAATTACGAAGGGCTTCGGTATCATTGAAAACTTTGAAGAGTAAAGGTGTAAATTCATTCAGTGATTTTTATGCTATTGACTTAACCAGTAAAAATGGACGAGAGTTATGCCGTACACTTGCCTATAAAACATTCGAAAAAATCATAATTAATACGGATAATAAAACCTGTGATATCTATTTTATGAATGGCATTGTTTTTAAACACTATCCTTTAATGAAAGTAATATCCGCCCAGCAGGCGATAAGTGCTCTCAAATATATGGTTGATGGTGAGGTTTATTTTTGAGTAATAATCACTTTTTCAACCGTGCTATGGTATGAAAGTAAAGTAACTACTATGATATTAACTATCTTGAACGAAGCGCCCTGAGCTATGGTTTTGCTATAGGGACTGCCAATGGGGGCTGGCATTCTCGCTCCAGTAGTTCAATAATACTCAATCACAAAACAATTCACTGATAACAAACTTTGCACACTTGCTTGGTTATGGCGAGCAAGTGATGTGATGTTAACCGTCTGCCAGAACATTACTTCACTTCTTCAAGTGGCGGAACATTGCGAATCCGGTAACTTTGCTTCCATCGAGCAAGAATATCCCCAGGTACTCAACAGGGCGCAGGTCAACGTGAATCGGTCATGACACGACACCGATTTTGCGGAATGTTTCGAAGGTAAACTATTGGATGCCTCTATCAGCAACAACACAGCAAGATCAGAAGTGATGGACGACACGTTCAGAGCAATGATTCAGCGCGTCGAGGATGCGAAAGGAAAACTGTAACCACAGAGAAAGAGCTTGTTTCATGTGTGAAGGAGCGCAGTAACAGGACATTTGAAGCCCGTTACTACGTTCAAAACAGCAATCTACAAACTGTGCTCGAACAGGGAATGGTGATAAGCAGAGACGCGTTAGAAAACTATGAAGCTGGAAATCTGATATCCGACATCCTGCCACAGCAATCACCTGAAGATGCGGTACTAAAAATGGTTGACTGTCTCAAGCGCCTTGGAGCTACTACCGAAGCTAATTTTAAAAACAATAAGGATGAAAATGTGGATCCCGAAAACTACGTTGTGTAACGTAAGGTTAAATGAGGCTATTAAATGTTGTGATATCAATAGATATATATAGAGTAATTTTCGTTATAATTAACTGTTCTGGGATATCGGACTATGATGGTCTCCAGAATTGAGAATATTTATCAACTTAATGATAGAGGGACTATGAAAATTTACAGCCTTGGTGAAGAGACAATCAATAGCATTGTTGAAGAAGATAAAAAATTGTCTGAGCAGGTGCAGATTATTGACGATTATATCGTTATCAATGTTGCTTATGAATACAACATCCCGCTTAGTACATGTTCAACACATCAGCAAATTTTGAACTGGGTGTGGCACTTAACTGAAAAAACATGGATGACACAAAATGTTACTCGTCGCTTCATTGAAGTAGCTTGTGGATATCACAAGCTAGACTATCGCCAATGATATTCAATTTTTGATTTTTTAGTATCAACCTTCCATAATAATGTCACCGGAGCTTGAACAACTCCGGTGACTTCTGCGCATTTAAGGGGACTTAAATGCGACCACAATCTGAACTCCTTACCTTGTCACAGATGCAGAAATGCACCTGCGATGTCTTGCATCCAGCGTTTGATCTCTGCGGAGGTGAAGCGTGAACCTCCCACAAGATGGCATCAAATTACATCGCGGTAACTTCACCGCTGTCGGTCAGCAGATCCAGACTTATCTGGAAGACGGCAAATGCTTTCGCATGGTGCTTAAACCGTGGCGCGAGAGACGCAGTCTTTCCCAGAATGCACTCAGCCACATGTGGTACAGCGAAATCAGTGAATACCTCATCAGCAGGGGTAAAACGTTCGCCACTCCAGATTGGGTAAAAGATGCTCTCAAACACACTTATCTCGGTTATGCAACCAAAGAACTGGTTGATGTCGTATCCGGTGAGATCACCACTATTCAGTCATTACGCCATACCTCCGATCTTGATGCTGGAGAGATGTATGTCTTCCTGTGCAAGATTGAAGCCTGGGCGATGAATATTGGCTGCCATCTGACTATTCCTCAGAGCTGCGAGTTCCAGCTGCTGCGCGACAAGCAGGAGGCGTAATGGCTACACCGCTTATTCGTGTCATGAACGGACACATCTACAGAGTACCAAATCGTCGTAAGCGTAAACCTGAGCTGAAGCCATCCGAAATACCAACACTGCTCGGATATACCGCCAGCTTGGTTGATAAAAAATGGTTGCGACTGGCAGCAAGGAGGAGTCATGGCTGATTTGAGAAAAGCAGCGCGTGGTCGGGAATGCCAGGTAAGAATCCCTGGCGTATGTAATGGCAACTCTGAAACGTCTGTACTGGCACATATCCGGCTGGCTGGATTGTGCGGTACCGGTATCAAACCGCCAGACCTGATTGCCACCATTGCATGTTCTGCCTGCCACGACGAAATCGACCGCCGCACACATTTTGTCGATGCTGCATATGCAAAAGAATGCGCGCTGAAAGGTATGGCGAGAACGCAGGTTATCTGGCTGAAAGAGGGGGTTATTAAGGCGTGAATACCTACAGCATCACATTACCCTGGCCTCCGAGCAATAACCGCTATTACCGCCATAATCGCGGGCGCACACACATCAGCGCAGAAGGGCAGGCATACCGCGATAACGTCGCCCGAATCATTAAAAACGCAATGCTGGATATCGGCCTGGCTATGCCTGTGAAAATCCGCATTGAGTGCCACATGCCGGATCGCCGTCGCCGTGACCTGGATAATCTGCAAAAAGCCGCTTTTGACGCACTCACTAAAGCAGGTTTCTGGCTGGATGATGCTCAGGTCGTTGATTACCGCGTTGTGAAGATGCCTGTTACCAAAGGTGGGAGGCTGGAACTGACCATCACCGAAATGGGGAATGAATGATGTTTGAGTTTTATATGGCAGAACTTCTTCGCCACCGCTGGGGGCATCTGCGCTTATATCGTTTCCCCGGTTCTGTTTTGACCGATTACCGAATACTGAAGAATTACGCCAAAACCCTGACAGGAGCAGGAGTATGAAGTCAGAGATAACAATCAACTAATACTGTTTTGTTGATTTTTGCTTGTAATTGGCGTTCTGGTCTGATTTTTGTGGAGTAAGTTGATGCGTGATATTCAGATGGTTCTTGAGCGTTGGGGAGCGTGGGCGGCTAATAATCATGAAGATGTGACCTGGTCGTCCATTGCCGCCGGTTTTAAGGGATTAATTACTTCAAAAGTAAAATCTCGCCCGCAATGTTGTGACGATGACGCGATGATTATTTGCGGGTGCATGGCCCGTCTGAAAAAGAACAACAGCGATTTGCACGATTTATTAGTAGATTATTATGTAGTCGGTATGACATTCATGTCACTGGCAGGTAAGCATTGCTGCTCTGATGGTTATATCGGGAAAAGGTTACAGAAGGCTGAGGGCATAATTGAAGGGATGTTAATGGCATTAGATATCCGGTTAGAGATGGATATCGTTGTTAATAACTCTAATTAATATGCCAATTGTTTACTAAAAATTATTAAAAATGGGGCGTTGCAACGCCCCCAAAAATAAAGGGTAATATATAACAGAAGGTTTATATAGTTAGAAGCAAGGTTGTGCTCCTAAAGGAAGTGGCTTGAGGGAGCCACTTATATGTTGGGGAGGCAAAGCCTCCCGCAACATATCTTTTAGTAATCAAATTAGAACTGGTAAACCATACCTACAGCAACGATATCATCGGTAGCAACGCCAGATGCTTTCGTGAAATCGCTCTTATCAATCAGGTTGATTTTGTAATCAACAAAAGTGGACATATTTTTGTTGAAGTAATAGGTTGCACCTACATCAATATATTCAACCAGGTCCTGATCACCCCACGCACCCAAGTCTTTTCCTTTAGATTGCAGGTAAGCAACGGACGGACGCAGACCGAAGTCGAACTGATATTGTGCAACTACTTCGAAGTTTTGTGCTTTGTTGGCAATATGGTTATTACCAAAAACAGTCATGTTCTGGGTTTCAGAATAGGTGGTAGCCAGATAGATGTTGTTCGCATCATATTTCAGACCAGCTGCCCATACTTCAGCATTTTGACCAGATGCATTCAGGCTGTTGTTACCGTAGATAACCTGATTATTAGTGCGGTCAGATTTAGCATAGGTTGCACCTACACCGAATCCTTCATACTCATAAGTAGTGGAGAAACCGAAACCATCACCATTAGCTTCAGTTACGTCAGTGCGGTCATTTTTACCCTGATACTGAGCAGCAAAGTTCAGACCATCAACCAGACCAAAGAAGTCGTTGTTACGATAAGTTGCAACACCAGTGGTGCGACCAGTCATGAACACATCTGTTTGGGTCCAGGTATCGCCACCGAATTCTGGCAGAACGTCAGTCCACGCACCGATGTCATATGCTACACCGTAGTTACGGCCGTAATCGATTGAGCCGTAGTCCCCGAATTTCAGGCCTGCAAATGCAAGACGGGTTTTGTCTTTGGAGGAGCCTTGAGATTCAGCGCGGTTGCCTTTGAATTCATATTCCCACTGACCGAAACCAGTCAGTTGATCGTTGATTTGGGTTTCACCTTTGAAGCCAAGACGGGCATAAGTAGTATCACCATCATCTGCATCGTTAGAGGAAAAGTAGTGCTTGGCATTAACTTTCCCGTACAGATCCAGCTTGTTACTGTCTTTATTATAAATTTCAGCTGCCTGAGCAGACATCGCCATCAGTACTGATGCAGCTACAGCAGAAATTGCCACTGTTAATTTTTTCATCGTGAGCCCTTTTTTTTGAACTATTATTAAAAAATGATGTCACTGCGCGATAAATATTCATCTAATCAATGTGATTATTTCAAGATGTAAGTTTTAGTTTCTCATTTAATTTGTGAAGTAGATCTCTATTTTTATCTGAACTTTTTCTATCGAAACCTATTTATGGCTCTTATTTGAACAAAAATAAACCTATTAGCTAATTTATATTAATGGCTGTTATTTATGGGAGTTCTATAATTCGGTGGTTTAATTTAAATTAGCTAAAAATAACGCCGGAAATTATTTATTGGTTATTTGTTGAGGTTTTCTTATGTATTTGTGGTGGTGTTTTGAACACTCGGTAGCATTCTCATAAATATCATTCAGTGGTTTACGTACGTAAAAAATTGGTTATGCTGTTAAGAGTGGTTACTTCGTCACACAGCTTAAACCCGCCGTCGAGCTGGTTTTTCCATTTTTTGAGTCTCGATATTAGCTGATAACTCAATACCTGAGTTATTCACTGACTCCGAGTCTGTTACGTTTCTGCTTTTTTGCGATACGTTGTATTCCCTCAATTTACACCCGCTTTGTCTGCGAGGTGGGGTTATGAAATCCATGGATAAGTTAACAACGGGTGTCGCCTATGGCACCTCAGCAGGTAGTGCCGGTTACTGGTTTTTACAGCTGCTCGATAAAGTCACGCCCTCACAGTGGGCAGCAATAGGTGTGCTGGGTAGCCTGGTATTTGGCCTGCTGACGTACCTGACAAACCTTTATTTCAAGATTAAAGAAGATAAGCGCAAGGCTGCGAGAGGTGAATAATGCCTCCATCATTACGAAAAGCCGTTGCTGCTGCTATTGGTGGCGGAGCAATTGCTATAGCATCAGTGTTAATCACTGGCCCAAGTGGTAACGATGGTCTGGAAGGTGTCAGCTACATACCATACAAAGATATTGTTGGTGTATGGACTGTATGTCACGGGCATACAGGAAAAGACATCATGCTCGGTAAAACGTATACCAAAGCAGAATGCAAAGCCCTCCTGAATAAAGACCTTGCCACGGTCGCCAGACAAATTAACCCGTACATCAAAGTCGATATACCGGAAACAATGCGCGGCGCTCTTTACTCATTCGTTTACAACGTGGGTGCTGGCAATTTCAGAACATCGACGCTTCTTCGCAAAATAAACCAGGGCGATATCAAAGGCGCATGTGATCAGCTACGTCGCTGGACATATGCTGGCGGTAAGCAATGGAAAGGTCTCATGACTCGTCGTGAGATTGAGCGTGAAATCTGTTTGTGGGGTCAGCAATGAACAGAGTAACCGCGATTATCTCCGCTCTGGTTATCTGCATCATCGTCTGCCTGTCATGGGCTGTTAATCATTACCGTGATAACGCCATTACCTACAAAGCCCAGCGCGACAAAAATGCCAGAGAACTGAAGCTGGCGAACGCGGCAATTACTGACATGCAGATGCGTCAGCGTGATGTTGCTGCGCTCGATGCAAAATACACGAAGGAGTTAGCTGATGCGAAAGCTGAAAATGATGCTCTGCGTGATGATGTTGCCGCTGGTCGTCGTCGGTTGCACATCAAAGCAGTCTGTCAGTCAGTGCGTGAAGCCACCACCGCCTCCGGCGTGGATAATGCAGCCTCCCCCCGACTGGCAGACACCGCTGAACGGGATTATTTCACCCTCAGAGAGAGGCTGATCACTATGCAAAAACAACTGGAAGGAACCCAGAAGTATATTAATGAGCAGTGCAGATAGAGCTGCCCATATCGATGGGCAACTCATGCAATTATTGTGAGCAATACACACGCGCTTCCAGCGGAGTATAAATGCCTAAAGTAATAAAACCGAGAAATCCATTTACGAATGTTTGCTGGGTTTCTGTTTTAACAACATTTTCTGCGCCGCCACAAATTTTGGCTGCATCAACAGTTTTCTCCTGTCCAATTCCCGAAACGAAGAAATGATGGGTGATGGTTTCCTTTGGTGTTACTGCTGTCGGTTTGTTTCCAACAGTAAACGTCTGTTGAGCACATCCTGTAATAAGCATTGCCAGAGCGGCAGAAAACAACATTTTTTTCATCTTATTATCCTGCATTGTTAAAAACGGCAGAATCCTATGTGACAACAATTAAACGATAGTTAAATGGATTGATGAAAATTAAAACTATATAGGTGGATGCTCAGCCTATTGGAGGAGGGGGGGCACTCAGAATCCTGTGGAATGAAATAAACCGCTCTATCTGTCCATTACCCTTTTAGCTGCGCTGTATCGTCGCCGTATTCCCGCATTAACCATGACCGTAGCCCGACGGGGAATTCCTTCTGCGTGAGTGTGCGGGAATAATCAAAAACGATGCACACCGGGTTTTACTGTGCTGACAGACGCAGGGTTACCCTCATAGTCGCTTTTCCGGTGCGATGGTGGAAGAAACCGGGATGTTCATCCATCATCACTTTGGATTGATGTATATGCTCTCTTTTCTGACGTTAGTCTCCGACGGCAGGCTTCAATGACCCAGGCTGAGAAATTCCCAGACCCTTTTTGCTCAAGAGCGATGTTAATTTGTTCAATCATTTGGTTAGGAAAGCGGATGTTGCGGGTTGTTGTTCTGCGGGTTCTGTTCTTCGTTGACATGAGGTTGCCCCGTATTCAGTGTCGCTGATTTGTATTGTCTGAAGTTGTTTTTACGTTAAGTTGATGCAGATCAATTAATACGATACCTGCGTCATAATTGATTATTTGACGTGGTTTGATGGCGTAGATGCACGTTGTGACATGTAGATGATAATTATTATCATTTTGCGGGTCCTTTCCGGCGATCCGACAGGTTACGGGGCGGCGACCTCGCGGGTTTTCGCTATTTATGAAAATTTTCCGGTTTAAGGCATTTCCGTTCTTCTTCGTCGTAACTTAATGTTTTTATTTAAAATACCCCCCTGAAAAGAAAGGAAACGACAGGTGCTGAAAACGAGCTTTTGGGCCTCTGTCGTTTCCTTTCTCTGTTTTTGGCCGTGGAATGAACAATGGAAGTCAACAAAAAGCAGCTGGCTGACATTTTCGGTGCGAGTATCCGTACCATTCAGAACTGGCAGGAACAGGGAATGCCCGTTCTGCGAGGCGGTGGCAAGGGTAATGAGGTGCTTTATGACTCTGCCGCCGTTATAAAATGGTATGCCGAAAGGGATGCTGAAATTGAGAACGAAAAGCTGCGCCGGGAAGTTGAAGAACTGCGGCAGGCCAGCGAGACAGATCTCCAGCCAGGGACTATTGAGTACGAACGCCATCGACTTACGCGTGCGCAGGCCGACGCACAGGAGCTGAAAAATGCCAGAGACTCCGCTGAAGTGGTGGAAACCGCATTCTGTACTTTCGTGCTGTCGCGGATCGCAGGTGAAATTGCCAGTATTCTCGACGGGATCCCCCTGTCGGTGCAGCGGCGTTTTCCGGAACTG